AAAAACAGCAGACAGCCTAAGGTAAGCATGGCAAACACAAACCCATGCACCATTATAGAATTATGTGAGCAGTTTGATCTTGATCTTTATGAACTTTTTATTTGTTGTGTATTTTGTAGAAAAGTGTTGGAGGACATAGAGAAATGGTCTTGTAGAAATAGAGAAATAAACGTGGTTTGGAAAAAAGAATATCCATATGCGGTTTGCTGTAAATGCCTAGAAGTGCAAGCAATTCTTGACCTGCTGAGATATTTTGAAAGAAGTGGAAGTGCAAAAACTGTAGAAGAAGACACTGGAAAACCATTGGGTGATTTGCGTGTGCGATGCTATGGATGCTATAAGCCACTGACCGCTACGGAAAAGCTTTTCCACGTGGAAGATCAAAGGCCATTTACTAAAGTGTGCAATCAGTGGAGAGGAATTTGCACAAACTGCCAGTATCTTCCACCACGTTTGCTCTACTATTTTTTTACAATTGCTGGGAGAACAGTTCGATCACCGCTTCCAGGATTGACCTGGGGATTCGATCCACCTCCAGCTAACTTATCGGAGTCTGAATCTAGTAGCTGGACAACAACAACAACTTCATCAGACACATCAAGCCAGACAAGTTCATCTGTTACATCAGGTCGCAGAGACGACAATTTAAGCGATGCAGAAAGTAATGAAAACGATGATGAAAACCCAGAGGTGTTAATTTAGAACACCCACGCATTTGTGGATTGCAACTTGTATATAATTAATAGGTGGAGTAGATCAATATCTAACAAAAGGGTGTTGTGCTGTTTATTCAAGTGTACGGAACCGGTTCAATAAGGAGACCAACATGGATACTTCACCAGGTACAGACCCTTTGGAAGGGGGGGCTAGTGATTGGGTGTTTGTAGATTTTGAGGCAGAAGATGTTGATGGTGGGGAAACAGATGAAGAAGAAGATGAGGGCAGTGGGGAAGATATGGTTGATTTTATAGATGATACTGAAGGTACACAAAACACACAGGATTATTATAGATGCTTGCAAATGCAGCAGCAGAAAGTAGACGATGAGAGGGCGGTGACTGCACTAAAACGGAAATTTTTTGAAAGCCCCAAAACGAAAGTAGACAGTGATATAAGTCCAAGGTTAGCAGCTATTACATTAGAAGGAGAGACGCGTACAGGACGAGCAAGAAGAAAGCTTTATACACAGACAGTGGACGATAGTGGAAATGGGGATTCATTGGAAGAGACAAGTGGAAAAACGGTGGTGGGAGCAAATGTCAAGGTACTAACAAGTCCCCTTTTCGAAAGTACAAGGGTGGGGGAAAGGTGTTTACCGGTTTTGGTAGAGAATGGAAGCCAAGAGCAAGCAGGAAGTGAGGATGATACAGGTTCTGTCATGCAGTTGTTGAAGGCGGGAAAGCCTAGGGTTTTGTTGTTTGGACTGTTTAAAGAGATTTATGGCTGCTCATTTGCAGATTTAACTAGATGTTTCAAAAGTGATAGGACAGTATGTGAGGACTGGATTTGCTTAATAGCTGGGGTGCCATGTTCTTTAGTAGACGCCATTACAGAGTTATTAAAACCTCATGCTTCATATACACATGTAACTTGCACACCATGTAAAGTTGGAATGTTGTTATTATTATTAGTACAATGGAAAACAAATAAAAACAGAGAAACAGTAGCAAACCTATTAGGAGGACTTTTGCAAGTGCAAAAACAGCAAATGTTGTTAGAGCCACCAAGAATACGATGTCCTGCTGCAGCTATGTTCTGGTATAAAAAGTCAATGTGTAATGGAACTGTAGTATCAGGAGAAATGCCACAGTGGATATTAAAACAGGTTAGCATACAAGAGCAGTTAGGTAATATACCTCCATTTCAATTGTCCTTAATGATCCAGTGGGCATATGATAATGGTTATGACACAGAAAGCAGGATAGCATATGAGTATGCAGCACTAGCAAATGAAGATAAGAATGCTGAGGCATTTCTGCGTAGTAATAGTCAGGCAAAATTTGTAAAGGATTGTGCATGCATGGTTAGGCACTACAAAAAAGCTGAAATGGATAAAATGAGTATAGGACAGTGGATAAAGCATAGATGTGAGAAAATTGCAGGAGATGGAGATTGGAGACCTATTATGAAGTTTTTAAAGTATCACTCAGTAGAAATAATGCCATTTTTAATGTTCTTTAGACGGTTCTTGAAAGGAATACCAAAAAGTAACTGTTTAGTTTTATATGGACCTGCAAACTCAGGAAAGTCATACTTTGCAATGAGCTTAATTAACATGTTAGGTGGAAAAGTAATTTCACATGTAAATGCAAAGAGTCACTTTTGGTTGCAGCCATTAGCAGATGGTAAAATAGCCTTGTTAGATGATGCAACACCAAGCACATGGGATTATATGGACACCTTTTTGAGAAATTTGTTAGATGGAAATACAATTTCTTTAGATACAAAGCATAAGGCACCTTTACAAATTAGGAGTCCCCCTTTGATTGTTACCACAAATTATAATGTTTTAGAGAATGAAAAGTGGAAGTATTTGCATAGTAGAATAAAGCAGATTAGCTTTTTAAACCCATGTCCATTGGATTGTAGGGGAGATCCTGAAATCAAGTTGAACAATCAAAATTGGAAAGCATTTTTTGAAAAGTGTTGGGCAAGATTATCATTGGACGACTTGCTAGAAGAAGGGGATGGAGAAACTATGCAGCCACTTAGATGCGCTGCAAGAGGAACAGATGGAACGGATTGAAAATGATAATGGAGACATAGACAATATTGTGGAATACTTTTCCTTATTAAGAAAAGAAGCTATGTTGATTTGTGCAGCAAACAAGCGTGGTTTAAAAAAAGTGGGGTTAACTCTGATTCCATGCAAGCAAACATGTGAAGCAAATGCTAAGAAGGTGATTATGATGCATTTGATAGTGTGCAGCCTACAGAGAAGTTCTTTTGCTACACAAACATGGTTTTTAAGCGAATTATCACATGAGATGTTTGTGACTGAGCCTAAAGATACCTTTAAAAAGAACGGTGAAAAGGTTACTGTAATATTTGATGGGGATAGTAAAAATACAATGGACTATGTAACTTGGAAGCACGTTTATTGTCAGTTGGGAGAAGGAGAATGGTGTTGTGTTCCATCAAATGTGTGTCATGAGGGGATATCATATACTGTTGAAGGACAGACTCACTTTTATGTAAACTTTGAAAAGGAGTGTGAAAAGTATGGATGTACTGGTAAATGGACAGTTGTGTATAATGGTGTGAATATAACTGAATCTACACTTGTATCTAGTACCACCAACAAGAAAGCCTTGGGACACACCATACTACCAAAGACTTCAGGATGGCTGGAAACTAAGTGGCCACAACAGCAAAAATCCAAAAGCGGAAAATACCTGGGACCCCCACCATCACCACCACCATCACCACCACCAGCCCCACCAGCACCAATACCGCAGCCTGAACCTCCAGAACCAAACCCAGAACCAGAGCCAGCAGCGACCTGCATCACCAACACCACTCTCACCACCAGTCCAACCTGCAGCGCCATCTCCATCAGCAGCACCGATAGTGGAACAGGAGATTGTGGTTCCAGTTGGAGAAAGCGTGACTGTGACAGTGACAGTCGGGGTCCAAAACGGCCCAGAAGTCACCCTTACATTCCAACTCTCCTAATAGCAGGTGGGGCCAACACTGTGAAATGTTTTAGACACCGTCTTAAGACTCACCATCAGGGAACCTATGAGAAGTGCTCTACTACATGGTCTTGGGTTGAAGCAGGTGGTGTAGAACGTACTCACAGAATTTGTGTGGCATTTTCAAGTGTTGAACAGCGCACCTACTTTCAGGAAACTGTGACTTTGCCTAAAGGAGTGACTTCTGCAACTGCAGAGTTGCCATTTTGACTGCTAAGGTTTGTCTGGTACCTAAGACATTTGTGAACATTTCAGACACTTGCAGTACCCTGGTTTTGTAACATGTTTGGCTATTGGTTTGCATTCTATTTGTACTTTTTCCACTTTGTATTTTTGTAATAAAATCCTGCATGCATCCTGCATCTCTACTATATATATATATATAGTATAGTAGAGATGCAGGATGCAGAGAAAGGTGCTTGTATTTGTCTGTGTCTGTGAAGTGACTTGTTACACTGTGTGCCTTTGTGGCGAAAATGAGGGCCCGACGTGTACCCCGTGCTGCAGCCGAAGACCTGTATAAGACATGTCGCACAGGCGACTGCTTACCAGATGTTAAAGCACAATTTGAACAAGACACAGTTGCAGACAAAATTTTAAAGTGGTTAAGTAGCTTTGTGTACTTTGGTGGCCTTGGAATTTCTTCTGCCAAAGGCGGTGGTGGACGTCTCCCTTCTGCCCAGCCATCCCCTAGCAGACTGCCAGTTGGAGGTCGGGCAGTCTTAGGCCCAGGTAGAACCGTGCCTGTACTGCCCTCTGCAAGCATTCCCATTGATGTAATAGGTCCTGCAGATGTAGGCCCTGTACTAGAATCTGTCCCTGCTGTGATTGATGCAAGTTCACCTTCGGTTGTCACACTTAGTGAAGGCACAGGTGTTTCGGGTGGTACAGACCTTACTCGGTTTTCAGAAGTGTTTCCAGGAACATCATCTGAGTCCCCAGCTGTTTTGGACATTGACCTAACTGATTTTGGGCCTAGAACACGTGGAGACACCTTTGCTACTGAGTCTGACCTGGCTGTTATTTCTTCCAGGGAACCTAAGGTTCCTTCCTACACAGCTTCATCAATTCACATCAACCCTACCTATGAGCCTACAATTTTTACTACAGGAAGTACCCCTTTGCTTGGTGAGGGAACTTCCTCAGAGAATGTGTATATCCTTACTGACATTGCTGGACAGCAGATAGGTCCTCCTAACGAAGCTTCTTTTGAGAACATTGAATTACAGGATATCCCCTCCACAAGCACTCCTAAGTCCCCTTTGCGTGGTGTGACATCCCCTGGCAGGCGCTCCTCACTGTTAAAGGGTCGCAGTATTTGGTCTCGGCGGGGCCTTCCCTTTAGGCTAAGGCCTGCACCTGCTCCCACAGACCTTGACTTTTTAGTGCAACCTCACAGGTACATTGATCTTGAGACCCTTAATCCTGCTTATGATCCTGAAGGATCTTTGGTGTTACCTGGTGAGCCTGAATCTGCATTTCCTTCAGACTTACAAAGCCTTTCCAGACCTGAATTTACAGTACACAATCAGCATATTCGCTTGAACCGTATAGGCCAAAGAGCATCCTTGCACCTGCGCAGTGGCACAATTGTTGGAACTAATGTGCATTTTTACTCAGAGCTCAGCTCTATTCACGCTGAGGAAGGTATAGAACTGTCTCTGCTTGGATCACACACAGGGGACAGTACAGTAGTAAACCCACAGGCCGCTAATATTACAATTGCTGAAGGTCCAGCTTCTGCACATATTATAGACCCCATGTCAACATTTGACCTGTTCTCTGATTCTGAATTACTAGACAGTTTGTCAGAGGACTTTGGACATGGGGTTCTTGTTGTGGGTTCTGGAAACAGGCGGCCCATACATATTTCTATGCCTGAGGTTCCAGTATCCCGAAAATTTTATGCAGAAACCTTCTCAGGACTCTACGTGCACCATCCTATTTATACTGGTCCTCCTGTCTCATCTGATTGGGCTGTTCCTGCAGTAGTAGACATTTCCCCTACCCCAGACGTTGTTATTTACTCTACAGATGACTTTGGGTACATGTTTAGGTTTTGGCATTTTTTAAGGCGACGCCGCAAGCGGCGATATTTGTAACCTGTGCCTTCTGTTTGTCTTTTTTGTTTTGCAGATGCTGCATATACCACCTCCAGGACCCTTAGACAGGGTTTTGCATACTGATGAATTTGTGCAACGCACTAATGCATTTTATTATGCATCTACAGAGCGCCAAATAATTATAGGAAATCCCTACTTTAAGGTTGTAGGTGAACAATCACAGGTGATCGCAGAGAAGGTGTCCCCACATCAATTTAGGGTTTTTAGGCTGTTGCTGCCTGATCCAAATAAGTTTGCCTTAATAGACTCTAATGTGTATGATGCTAAAACAGAACGGTTGGTGTGGCTCCTTCGGGGGTTTGATGTAGGACGTGGTGGTGCCCTTGGTGTTGGTGCCACTGGACATCCACTGTTTGACAAGTTAAGAGATGCAGAAAATCCAAACAATAACTACAACAAAACAGAACAAAAAGATGCTAGGCAAAATGTGTGCATAGATCCAAAATCAATGCAAATGATACTTGTAGGTTGCACACCTGCTGTTGGACAGCATTGGGATATTGCTAGCACCTGCAAAGATGCCCAACCACCTCCTGGCAGTTGCCCTCCATTGGAATTAAGGAATACTACTATTGAGGATGGGGACATGATGGATTTAGGATTTGGCAGTATGAACAACAAAGCATTAAATGCATCACATTCTGCAGTTCCTTTAGACATAGTTGACTCCATTACCAAGCACCCTGACATGCTTAAAATGGCGGCGGACCGTTATGGTAATGCTTGCTGGTTTTGTGTTGTACGTGAACAAATGTTTGCCAGGCATTTGTGGGCTAGAAATGGTGTAACGGGTGATAATATACCACATGCTTTGCAACATGAGCCTGATAGCCTGTACTTAACCAGTGATTCAGAGGATAGACAAACCTTGTCCTCTTCAGCATACATGTGTACACCCAGTGGTTCTATGGTGTCCAGTGATACTCAACTCTTCAATAGGCCTTTTTGGTTGCAACGTGCACAAGGCAAAAACAATGGGGTCTGCTGGAATAATGAGTTGTTTGTGTCCATTGTTGATAATACTAGAGGCACAAACCTGTCAATTTCTGTGAAACGTGATGGGGAACCATTAGGTAAGCAGTCTAAATATAAAGCAGAAGATTTTAAGCAGTATGTAAGACACTGTGAGATATTTGATGTGTCCCTTGTATTGCAGTTGGGGAGAGTGCCTTTAACAGCTGAAGCAGTAGCACACCTTAATGCAATGGATCCTGATATATTGCGTGGGTGGAACATAGGCTTTCAAGCAGCTGCCCCTGTATCTGGAGAAGAAAATTACAGATATTTGTCCTCCCTGGCTACTAAATGCCCTGATATTCCACCTGCAGAGGTGCCAAAATCTAGGTATGATGGAATGTCATTTTGGACTATAGATGTGTCTAAATCTCTCACAGCGGATCTTGACAATTATACACTAGGAAGAAAGTTCCTTTACCAGGCTGGATTATCCACCCGTGGGTCTACTACTGGACGTAAGCGTCGTGCCTCCCCAGCCATTTCACGGTCTAAAGGGAAACGCAGGCGTACTAAACAGTAAGCCCAGTGCTCCATGCTACAATTGTTTTGACTAATACTTACTTTACATGTCTTACTGCATGTTTTCTTGCGTACATGTTGATGTGTGTGTTTGTGAATGATTAATAAATAACCTACTACTACGTGTGTCCAGCACAATTTAATCACTGTGATTAATACATAATCTGCATGTTGCTAATACATATGTTTGTCGGTTTTGCATACAAGTACACATATGTGTCCGCATGTTTAATAAACAGAGTCATTTCCGTTTGCACTGTTTTGTTTGTCCACTTTGTAGTGTCTTTGTTCGGTGTACTGTCTTTCTTTGTTAGACTGTGTTTGTCTGCTCTCCCGCGCGCGGGACATTTGAAATTTTAAATCTAAACGGATTCGGTATCCTCAACTGACCTTTGGTGAACCTCCAGTTTTGTAATAGGTGAGTAATGGAATGGCAACTGTAGGATTAAGAGAGAAACAAAGCTTTAAAAAAAAACTTGACAGCTGTGACAGCTGTAGGATTACCTGACAAAAGGTTTGGCAGCTGTAGGATTAATACTTTCAAAGAAGGTAAGTTTTCTTGTTCTGTCCTGTTTTAAGGTAAGTAAGCCATTAATTACCTCTACCGGTTTAGTCTTGCTATACTTATATACCAAGGTAATAATTGTTAACAATTATAAGAGAAAAAGAAGGTTGCTAGAGGATACCGAAGGCGGTGTCAGGAAGAAAAGACGTATTAAAGAAGCAAAGAAGTGA